CTAGCACGTTCGCCCATACAGCTAGTGCGTCTACGACATGAACAAACTTTGATTTTGGCGGAGGGTCGTTGTCTTTCTCAGACACAGAGTAAATCGTGTCTCTGTCTTCTAGGTCAGCATCAAGTGTTTGATCAACATAAGAAGCAGTCCCTAAAGCTACGTCGGCAACGAAGAAAGGTGCCTGTCCGCCAGACAAAGTTCTATGAATTCTTATTTTGATATTAGCGACGTCATAGTTATCGTTAGTCGTAGCTCCACCATTTACCAGTGTCGGCAGATTCACAGTAATTGGATTTGAAGGATTGATAATAGCAGTCGTCGTAATTGTCGCATATACCGGAGGGCCAAGATCTACGTACTCAACTAGATTTGTCCCTACTTTGTAGGTGTAGATGAGGTGGAGTGCGTAGATGTAGGAGTTAACGAAGCCAGGTGAAGAAGGCGTAAAAGTCGGAGCCGAAATCGCAGGAAGTCCTGCAGTTCTAATGCGAGTCGTATTGGTTTCATCTTTGTAGAATTTGAAAGGCTTTGAGGTAAGGTCATCGCTTGTCCCGAAAACTTGAAAGTTCCACTGAGAAGTTGATAAAAAATTAGCTGTTGTGTGAGTAGACGCCAAAGCGTCGTTTGTACCAGAGATCAAATTCCATGAAGTATTGACCTCATAGACTTTTCTAGAACTCTGAGCAAAAAGAAAATTTTCCGCAAGGTTTACTAGATGTCCAATTCTAGAGGCAATTGGTACTTGAGGCGAGGCTAGAAAAAAAATAGAACCATCACGCGTTTCAATTTGCTTGTCTTGAGTAAGGACTAGGTTATCAGCTTTTTGATATTGATTAGAGGGACAATCAATATAGAAGTCAGTTATCCCGCCTGAGAAGTCCGTATACTCTAGTGATCCTAAAGCCATGACGTCTCCTAGCTTGTGTAAATCGCGGTTACATCCAATGTAGGATCGAATGTGGAAATTTTGTAAGTGTTAGAGCTAACCTTCGAGCAGGATAAATAAAGCACTTCTCCTGTGGAAGTTTTACGGAATGAAACAAGGTACTCATCAAATGTAAAACCAGATGGCATTGTAACTGTCTGATCGTAGTTCGCTGTTCCGTTTAGAGTCCAGGAAACTGGAATAATTTGGGAAATAACCGTTACGGAAGAAGACGGGATTTTATTTGAATTGATGCCGTCATGAGTGTGGTCATTTAGACGTTGAATATCGAATTCGAGTGCCGGAAACCAGATAGAACCTCTGTCTCCACTTTGGGGTTTTTTAAATCCAAAAGATAAAATAATCATTAATACCCCACCTTTTGACAGACAGTTTTATCTTGGGTCCATCGCTGGACGTCGTCTGACCAGTTTAAAATCTTGAGACGATCTTTCGGTAAATACCCGCCAAGTCCCTCGCAAGTTTTTAACGGCATAACAATGGCATTCGCTATTTTGTATGGCATGACTGAAACAATATCGAACTGCACACAAGTAGGTTTTCCTTGATCTAGGAAAAATGCATATTCCTTTTTCACGTCTGGGAAACGCGGAAAGTCTGGAACCTGCGCACAGGCTGTGAGGCTAAAACCTGCCAGAATTAATAAGATCTTCATAAGCTTTCGCTTTCTCCTCTACAGTGGCTTCAGGTTTAGAGACGATTTCCTCGTATTTTTTTGTGGCTTCTTCCTGAACTTTATCACGGTGTTTTTTCTTCATTCCCTCAAGCCATTGCTTGAGGAGAATAGGAAGAGCTGCCGCAAAGTTGTTTAGAACTTTTACGACAACATACTTTATAATAAAGTTCAGGAGGGCCGTCTTCATTTAGACCTTCGCCAACAAATCGTCGATGAGTTTCTCAACCATTGGTTCTGCAGCACTGACAACCATGTTATCAATTGGTGTTGGAGTTTTTTCCGCTTCCGCTTTTACCAAAGCGATTACGTCTTGGCTGAACTGTTTCAGCAATGGCTTAAGAGCAGGAATAAGGGCCGCTTTTACAGCTACCAACATTTCCTCTCCCAGTTTTTTTACTAGATCTCCCATGATCATTCTCCTTGTTGTTTGGGATAAGTCCCAAGTTTAATTTCAATTCGCGTCAAAGCTTTTTGCAGTTCTTCAATTTTCGCAGTCTCTTTGAGTGCCTGCTTTGCATTTGCATCAATACTTGTCAGCCACATAATCCCACCAACAAAAGTAGGTAGTGAAATCATTATGGCAAATAATGGTACTGCAGTCTTGTCGCTGATCAACGTCACTGGTAGTACTCCGTAACTTCGATATAACCAGTTCCACCATTTCCGCCTGCAAAACCACTTGTACCTGCAGTTCCGCCCGTTCCATTTGCCCCTACAGAATAAGCGTAAGTCGCCGAAGGAGATGGAATAACCGCATCTACAAAACCTCCAGATCCACCACCGCCGCCGCAGTTTCCTGCTACAGCCAAACCGCCGCCGCCGCCGCCGCTTCCGCTTCCAGAAACAGCATTTCCTCCTGCAGCTCCGCCAGGTGAAGAAGGTGCTCCTCCAAATGGTCCGGCTCCCGCTGTTCCACCGCCGGCAATACCAAATGATGTACCAATTGCCAGTCCATAACTTCCAGAATTTCCGCTCATTGGAGTACCTAATGCTGGAGCAGAAAGTCCTGTTGTACCCCCAGGCCCGGCCACGTTAACTAGACCTCCACCTCCGCCATTTGCAGTTATTAAAGAAGATCCAAAAGTCGTGTTACCCCCGCTTGAACCATTTCCTGCTGTAGCCCCTGTTCCAGAGCCACCTCCACCGCCGCCGCCACCAATAGCTCTAACTCTAATGTGAGTTACACCTGAAGGAGTAGTGTACGTGCCAGAACCGGAAGTAAATTTTTGAATAGTAGGAGGGACCAAACTTTGCCAGGCAGGAGCACTTGTTCCTCCAGTTGATTTTAAATACTGGCCTGAAGTTCCATTCGCTAGACGTGTAGGAGCACCGCTGGCTCCTCCGTAAATAATATCCCCGCCAGTTGTCATTGGGTTATTAAATCCAGCCGCCGCTCCAGAAAGAACTGCCCATCTAGAATTTACCAAATCGTAAACAAGAATTAAACTCGCGTCGTTTACAACAGTCGCAGTTGATCCCGTCCCTGTTAAAATACGATCTGCAGCTGTAGCTCCGGTATCATTCAAAACGCTGATCTGAACGCCTGTTTTATTGGTAATAATCAGCATCACAGGAGTCGTAGGGGCAACGATTGTTCCAAGCGACACAAGGGAAGAATTTGTCAGGAGAACGTGAACTTTTGTAGGGGCAGGTAGAACTGCGGCTGTTCCAGTTGTCGCGCCGTCTGCCAATTGTGAAACAGAGAAAAGTTTTTGAAGAAGTACGTTATCCTGAAATGTCTTATCTCCGCCTATTGTTTGGGCTAGAGCTGTTAAGACACCTGGAAAAGAGCCGTTTGCTGGCTGAAGATTTAGCGCTTGATCAGTAAGAGACGCCCCGTTTGCATTAGGTGTTGCACCTACTGCAGCAAGTGTGACATCTGAACCGATATTCAGCCAAGTCGTGCCGTTGTAGATCTGAAACTTTTTAGAAGTAGAGTTGTAACCAATCTGACCCTCAACACCTGTAGGAGGAGAAGCCCAAATCTCAAACTGCGCTTTTACAAGTTGTCCGTATACGTTCATAGTCTTCTCCTATTTATTCCAAACCAATCAATCTGTAAGACCCTGCAGGAAGTGCTATTCCTGTTTCAACAGTCACTTGAGTCGCACTAATAGCTTGGATCGTGCAGTATATCCTGTCAAAATTATTCGCATTGTCACAAAGCTGCCACAAAGCAGTACGTGCGTCGCTCAAAGAAGCGGACACAGTAAATGTTTGTGTGAGCTGTACCCCATTCCAACTTGTGTCGCTCTGATATTTAGAAACACCGACCGGGACAAAAGCCGAGCCCGTATCGATCTTTACTTTTTTAGTGTCTGTCTCAAAAACTAAGCGTCCAACATTCTGAGCACTCGAGGCAGGTAAAGTTCCTGCCGTCTTATTCTCTAAACGAAGGCCGAAGAATTCACCTTTAGTGTAAACGTCTCGAATATTTTTTGATGTTGCCCCAAGATCTGTTCCAGACCACGAACCCGAAAAAGAAGCGTCTGTAAAGGGTGCGAGGATGTCTTTGAAAAGAATCTGACCTTTAGACGCATTTAACGTGGACTCAAGTACAAGGTTATCAGCAGCAGAAGTTCCTCCCTGAACAGTCTGCCCGCCCGCCCTACCCGTCAGCATGACAAATTGAGTATGCCCTGCATCCGAAGTAGTTAAACCAGAAAGTGTATTGTGAACAATTTCTGTGTCTGGGAAAGACGGTAGCCACTTAGAGCCGTCATAAAAAAGAGTCATACCAGCAGAAACTCCCACAAGAGCGTCTCGGAATGACATCAAGGTGGATGTGGCAATCGAATTTGTAGCGTCATAAAAATTGCCCGCCATGTACAAATCTTTAATACGGCGAGAGAAATTTCCGATATCGACAGAATTATCTCCATTAGGAGTAAGAGCTGCCGAGTACTCGACAATACCTGTACCATTTGGAGTTAAAACAATGTTTCCGTTAAGATTAGTACTGGAAATAACATTACCGTCAAACCGAAGATTATCTGCGTTTAACTGTCCGGTAACTGAAACAACACCTGTAGAAGTAATTCCAAGTGTTGTCATTGCACTCTGAAAATCAACGACTCCAGTTCCATTTGCCTGAACAATCAAATTACCATTAGCATTTAGAACAGAAATTGTGTTTCCCGTAATACGCACGTTTCCAGAATCAATTCTAGGGACAGTTGTATTTCCTGCAGACAAAGTACCTGTGGTAGATAAATTTACCGCTCCAAAAGTTATTGCACCACTTCCAGAAGTTATAGAGCCAGTACCAAAAGTTAGGTCAGCGAGTACAGAGCCCGCTGCTGCAGTACTTGTTCCTGTGGTAGTTAAATTATTTGAGCCAAAAGAAATTGAACCGCCAGAATTGATGATTGAATTTCCTGTGACAACTAAAGTTCCGCCAAACGTCCCATTTGTTGTTCCAATAATGTTTGTTGCTGAAACAAATCCTGTAGTTGATAAATTATTTGCAGAAAAACTAATGGCACCACTTGAATCAACAATCGACCCAGAAGAAACAGCCATGGTTCCGATGTTCGCAGTACCGGAAAGAAATAAATCTTTGAACTTAATCGTACCTGTTCCAATATCAAAAATATTTGTGACTGTAGGTCGAAAATTGTCGTTTACCTGAACGTATCCAGTTCGAGGTCCTGTACCATCTCCACTATTTGCGTGAAGAGTTAAATTCTGATTCGCTTGAGTTCCACCAAACACATTCTGTCCGGCAAAAATACCTGTAAGTACAGAGCCGGTAAAATCTATATCCTGCTTACCTTTTTGCACAACATACAGGTCTTGTGTGACCTCTAAAAAGCTTGCAAGGATAGAATCAGTAGACCAGTCCATGTCCATGACTTTGTACCATTTGGCCGAAACATCGCCCTCGCGCTGCTCCCACCGATAGGCCGCCGACTTACCGTCACCGTCATCCTGAACAACTCTGTAGTCATTGATTGTGTTACCGCCGGCTGGAAGATCTGGAACCGTCGCCACAGCAGGCTTTGTGTTTGGATATAAAACTTTGAACGCCCAGTTAAGAGCGGAATTGACATCAGAAACCCCAGGAAGGCCCGGATTGCTATAGGCAAAATCTGACAAGCTATGCTTGTACGGATGCTGAACTTGAGTCCATACTTCAAATCTGTGCTTGTCGAAAATCATCTAGAACTCCTACTTATAATCAACAGTGAAAGCAGAATCAGGAACCCAAGTAGAATCCCACTCTGAGTAACCTTCTTTTTTACCCTTCATCACAGTACTCGTTGGATTTTGGTAAATAAATTCTGTGACAAGGCAAGGTGTCCCGGTAACGGCAGCGACTGGGGCCGTATACACTTTGAAAGGTCTGCCTTGACCATCTAGAAGCTGATACTGCTTCACAAGCTCATTTTCAGCCATTTTGATAAGTTCAGTTTTTGTACTTGGCACTTGATTTACAGCCATTATGTCCACCCTAAATATTTTTTCATGTCAGAAACAAGCCAGTCTACTCGATCCTGTGTCAGCCAATGATATGGAAGAAGTCCTGTGTCAGGAGAACAATTCATAAGAGAAAGACATGCGACTTCAATGTCACCTGAAACGACCATGTTCAAAATATCTAAAGTCATGGGAACGCCGTAAAAAGTAACTGTTAGTGCACGCATTTTGTGATGCATGTACATAGCTTGAAGTGCGTTGATCCCCTCACTGACGTTTCGATATTTGAATCTCTCAATCAAATCGTCAGCGTAATCTTTTCTAGCCTTGATAGTATCACGAAGAACGTCAGTTCCTAATGGGCGCACTTTGTAAGGTGCGAGTCTTTGCTGAATATATTCAGGAGTAGAATCATCTGGTAATTCTAGAGTGCCTATTTTGATATCTTGCCAATCAAGAATGTCTACAATCATAAACTCACCACACAGACGCCGCCTGGGCCGCCCGCTCCTCCAGCAGTTCCGCTGCCCGCAGTTCCAGGAGTACCGCTTGCCCCTGCTGTCTCTACTCCAATGGCAGTTGTCACGTTGTACAACTGAATGAATCCACCGTTTCCTCCACTGCCTCCACCGCCTCCAATTCCAGTTCCAATTCCGTTTCCACCATTGGCACCGTTTCCACCGGAGGCATTGATAAGGCCTGTGACAACAGGACCTGTGCGCTTTACGTAGGTTATATAAATATAACCGCCGCCGCCGCCGCCGCCGCCAGAGTTTCCACCGACGTTTCCTAAAGGAGCATTTCCTCCAGAGCCACCATTTCCGCCTAATGCGCGGATAACTCCAGCAGGAGTAGATGCACTTGTTATAATTTCCCCAGCGTAGATGGCCATAACACCGCCACCTGATCCGCCACCGCCGGCACCTCGAGAAGAATTGGCGCCGTCTCCACCGCCAGAGTTTCCGCCGTCGCCTCCGGCTCCTCCGGTAATTTGCCCAGCACCTCTTAGGAAAGTGTATTCAAAACGACCAAGATGTGTGTGAGGAGTGGCCGTTCCTCCGGCTCCAGAGACAACTGCAGCTCCAGTACCGCCAGCACCAGAAGCACCAGAAGCACCTCCTCCACCGCCATTACCATTTGTAGCATTTCCAGGAACTGCAGATGCAGTTCCTGCATTCGTAGCTCCAGCAGCTCCCGCAGAGCCTGCCGCAGATCCGCCGAGAACAGCGGCAACAAGTGCAGTTCCAGCAGCGCCTCCGGTGTTGGCCGCAACTGTTGCTCCATTCACACCATTTCGAATAATACTTCCAGCAGGAGCATTAGATAAATCCAGGACCTTACAATAAACAGGGTAACCGTTTGTGTTTAGTACCGCCCCGGCGGAAATAGTCAAAACATTGTAATACATGATCTGAGACAGTGTTAAAGAACCTGTCAAATTTAGATTTCCATCCGAACCATCTCCAAAATCTTGAAGAAGATTTTCTTCCTGCCAAGATGGAAGACCTGCAGAAACTCTCATGATAAAATCAGCACTTCCAATAGGGAGTCTCGTCAATCCCGAAGAGCCTCTGTAAATTGTGTCGCCAACAGACGCTGTTGGATCTACTACTAAAGTTCCATCTGCGTCAGGTAAGTCGAATTGTCTATTTTCAGTAAGAGCCGTGTCGTTAATTGAGAAGGCAAATCCAGACTGTCCTTTAACGGAAAAGAACTCATTTGCGTTAGAGAAAACGGCAGTTCCACTGGCCGGAGTCGTAGGATCAGATGACTGCGCAGGGAAAATAGTAGTCCCTGTGCCAGAACCGTTTCCTTGAAAAGTAACTGCCCCAGTAAAAGTTCCACCAGCGCTATTGATCTTAAGAACCAAAGCATCAAACACCGCATTTTGAGAAGGGGCTACATCTGTCACACCATCAGAAATCGCATCTGCTACAGACGCAAGCTTGGCCCGTGTTGTAGTGAAATAAAGATTTGTACCCTCCGCCAAATCGGAAGTTGTCTTACCTGAAAAAGCAGCGTCAAATCTAGTAGTCGTATAATAAAGATTAGTACCTTCAGAAAGATCTGTCGTACTTTTCCCAGAAAAAGCCGTGTTGAATCTGGCGGCTGTGTAATAGAGATTTGTACCCTCAGCTAAATTCGTCGTGCTCTTCGTAGCCAACGCAGAATCAAAACGCGCAGTCGTGTAGTAAAGGTTCGTACCTTCAGAAAGATCTGTCGTGCTCTTCGTGGCCAAAATAGCGTCCCACGCAGAAGCGAAATCAGAAATATCAGAAGCTACTCGAGGCAATTTTAACCAATCAGAAGGAGATGCTGCACCTTTTGAGAAATATAAATTCCCAGTGGCAGTATCGATGTAATGGTGCCCAGCAGAAGAAGGGGCTGCAGAAGGTGCCCCAGAGACTTTAAATATATGCTGTGTATCTGCCATTATGTCTCCGTAAGTCTGTTACCAAGATCATCCACAAGGTAATTAAACATGTCATCTAGTAAATAATTAGTGTTGCTGTCAGAATCAAAAGCACTAGACCATTCTCCGTAACCTTCTTTTCTACCAATTATCGTATTCGGAAAAGATGGAGAGTAGATATATTCAACAACAAAACATGGAGTGTTATCTGTGGCTGTAATAGGTGCCACATATTTAATGCTCGGACGCCCAGACAAATCGAATTGCATGAACTCTTTGTTAAGTTCTTTTCGGATTGTTTTTAACAATTCTGTTTTTGTCGTTGGCTTCAATAGACAAAAAGGCGGAGCCGTGAAGCTCCGCCTAATCTCCTAATTAGTAGTTAGGAATATTGTAGATGATACCTGCACCATTCAGCTTCAAGTGCGCACCTTCACCGAACAGACAAACGTCTGTGATGTAAGAGTAACCACTTGTCGCACGCTTGGTGTAGTACTTGTTTCCATCTGGAGACGTTTCTACTTTGAACAAGCCGTTGGTGTAGAGCTTCAGATCTTTAGGCGCCACAAGGAAAATAGTGTCGTTTTCTTTTTCCTGAATGCCGACCATGCGAAGCATCTTGCCAGTGACAGATCCAACCATAATTTCGTCAATTCCGTAGACTGATGTCTTACGAGAATTAGGAACTACGTTGAACGCACCTTTCTGGCCTTCGAGCTTCTTCAACACTGAACCAAAGTGTTTGAAAGACATGACGAAGGTAGGGTCTGCGCCCATAACTGCCAAAAGCGCCATTCGTGTATAAGCGTCGAAGAGCTTATCCAGAATGTTTGAAGCAGAAATTGCAGAACCGTCGATCTGAGTCGCTTGCAGGTAAGGATATGCAGTCTTCGTTTGACCGAAAACAGTCGCAGATCCGCCGTTTGCTGCAGACAACAACATATCGCGCAGAGAAGTGAACTGACCCGTCTGAGCGCCGACTTGGTAGAAGCGAGCAGACTGCGCAACAGTGTATGCAGAAACGTCAGCAGCAGCGCCGCCACGAGATGCAGACAATGTCACAGAGCCAAGACCCAAAGTACCGCCATTTACGTTGATAGCGATAACGTAGTAGTTTGCAGATGCGGTGTTACCGTCGATCAGCTCTACTTTTTGACCCAACTGGAAACGCTCTGGACGATCTACTTCAACAACACCGCCAGCAGTTCCATCGACAGTCGCCTTAGCAAAAGCGCCGCCCTCAAGAAGAGAGTGAGAAACGATTGGCTTAAGATAAGCCATCATGTCGTCGATCTCATCTGGCAAGATTTTGAGGAAAGTAGATTCTGGCATTTTACCGTTGTGCTCTTTCAAATCGCGTGATTCGAATTTCAGAGCCGCCCAAACCTCTTTCATTGTCGTGATGTTTCCACGAACAAACTGAGATTTAGCGATATCATTTTCGTCGGTCAAACCGCCGAAAGACACAGAAGATGCCTGAGCACCTTTGAAAGGAACTGGAATATTTCCACCCTTCCAAGCGTCGTCGATATCCGCATTTTGCATGAACCAGTCACGCTTCATGTACTCTGTTTTGAGCAAGTCAATAGTGAGGTACTCATTCAACATGCTCGAAAAATCTCTAAGTGTAGCCATTTTTTATTTACTCCTGTAATTGCATTTCGGAAGCACTTTTTTCTTTGGCGAGCTTCCGGATCTCATCCAAAGATTTGGGAGCGGCTTTAATAGGTGACGTCCCTTTACCTGAAGAAATATTTGGTAAAACTGGAGGCTTCCCGGGCTGCTGCGAAGGCATTGCTTGTTGTGGTTGATTCGATGTTTGAGGAGTTACTCCCGGCATCTGTGTCCCACCCATGAATTTCTCCAGAGTAGAACTAACCATCTGAACTGCTTCGGCCACACCAAGATTTTGTCCCTGTTGCGCGCCTAAAGAAATTCTATCTAAAACAAGCTTTTTAAATGCACCGTCGCCCATTCGGGCCTCGTATTGACTCTGTACTGAAGCCACTTGCGGTAACTGCGAGTACATATCTAATTCGCGCTCTTGATTTTGGCGAATCATCATCTGTTGCTGCTCTTGCATCATTTGGTTATGATACTGCTGCTGCAACATGTTCCTGGACAGTTCACGCTTTTGAGCAATTTCTTGCTGAATGTGAGGCGGCTGTTTTGCTTCCTCAACTTTGCGTTCAAGCCATTCATAAACATTCTGCAAAGGAATATTTAAAGATGCAAAGAAATTATCAAAATCTTTTTGCTTCACAAAATGAGAGATTTGCTCAAGACCTTGTTTCACCTGCCTGAATTCCTCGACCTGAGGCGTGTATTCAGACTTATATTTTTCTAAACTCTCTTTAACCCCATCAAGACCCGCAGCTTTTGCAAACAAAGCGCGTGCTTTTTCCTCTGTTTCTTTATCTTTAATCGCAGCTTTTGCCCAGTCATCGAATTCAAATTCTTTAGAGTAAGATTTGTATTTGTAATTTGGTTGATAAGGAGCTGACGCTGCCACTACAGGCTTACCGTCAGGACCTACGGCTGGAGTAACTACTGCCGTAGTTGTTGCAGACTCACTCGGCGAATTCGTGACACTCGGTGCGGTGTTAGAAGAATCTTGCGGAGTAGATACAGGAGAACTTGTGTCTACCGAAGATTGCGAAGAAACGGATTCTGTACTTGCTGGAACGTCCATGATGAGACCTCATTTCGGAGGAGAGATTAGTCAAGCGACCAAATCCCCTCTAAATCAGGCCGCAGGAGCAGTCCCAGGAGCGTTTTGTTGAGGTGCGCGATCTAAAAGATTCTGCGCAATTCCAACTTGTCCACCTGTTTCTAGCTGCATTAAGCGTGCTTGTGATTCGCCTTGATCGGCAAGCTTTTTAATCAACCACTCAACTGCTGCGACAGGAAGCGTCGCGCGCTCTGTTTTTCCAGGACGAATTTCTGTGTAGTAGTCCACTTTACAACGACCGCCGCCGGTAGGAATAAATCCAGACTCCGCTCTTTGCAAAGTCTCAAGCTCACTTGCAATCACCTGCTGAAGCTGTTGGATAATCTGTGAATACATTTGCTGAGACTGAGGGGAAAGTGTTAGGAAATCGGCCTGCGTGATGCGGGCTTCAAGACGTTTTATCAAATACTGCTTATCTCCGTACTGCGGAATATAAGGATTGTCTCCTCTATCTAAAGCAAGCACGACATTTGTCGCGGTATCATCGTCCAAAGTCATATCCGAGAAACTATTCTTGAAATCAGCCATTGGCACAGTTCGGAGAAGCTTTCCAAGGTCTGCTTTATCAAGCTTATTCCCCATGTACTGAATTGCATGATTGATCATTAGCTGTTTACCGAGCATCGACTCAATATCATCACTCATCGGCATAACATCAATTTTATACTGAATCGGAGTCGTAGTTTTAAACTCTTTAATGTTGATATATTCAGACTTTCCAAAAGCCGCCACAGCCATTTCTTCAGGATAATAGATTCTCGCTAGCTGTAGAGAAGCCTCGCAAAGACTGTTCAAAAATCCCTGAAATTTAGACACATAAACTACATATTTTGCCTTATCCTTCATTGATTTGAACAACATCGTGAAAGGATCTTGAGTCGTGTTGTCTTTTTCCGCCATCGCCTCGGCGAGCATCACAGCATCGTAAAGCTCTGAGATTTGTCCTGAAATATAGCTGTAAAACTGCTCACCATTTCGTCCAGCCAAAACAGTAGGCGCCATACCTGACACCTGAATTCCGCGCACTCCAGGTAGGAGTGCTCCTGCAGTCATCTTTGCGCCAGTTTGATAGATGATCTTGTCATCTCCCATTGTAATCTGAGCAATCGCAGCTTGTGAAGATGCACGATTAATCTCAATTTGATAAGGCCTAGCCACTTTGATAATGGAAGAGCACCGCGCAGAAGTTTGTACCTCGTCAAATCCGCACCAATGAATTGGAAATGGTATTTCATATGGAAGCTCGCCTTCAAAAAGTATCCCTCTGTCGGTCGCAAAAATGTAATAGCCAGTAGGATAATCGACACAAGGCTTAAAATAAAATTCTCGAAGTAAAGCCTGACCTTTGACTTGCTCATAAGAACCACGAACCCCATCAAAAACCTTAAAAGTCTCATCTTTTCCTTCAACGATAAATTTTAGTTTCTCGGGATCATTTCCAACCTTCGCTTTCAAATCCTCAATGTCCACCATTTTCCGAACACACATCCAACGTGCTTCCTCAAATGACTTCGCATCTGGATCAAGGAGTAAGTTGAACCCATAAACCTTCTCAAAAACCAAGTCCCCCTGAAAAACAGGCTT